TTTATTTCCGTAACCTGCATATATTTTTGAATGGTTTTTAAAAACAGCAATCCGCCCGCATTGATATTTATTAAACACTTCGTTTAATTTTTTCCACTCCATTTTATAAGAGCCAGGGAAAATTTCACCTACATATGCATCCAATTTCTTTATTTTGCCATCATCCAACCATTCCTCAAATTGGAGTATATCCTCAGCAGCCATGCACCACGTACTAAATAGGCAATAATCTAAATCTTGTTGTCTGAGCACGCACTTTAAATAACTTAAACTATCGACATCTCCAGCCGTTATACAATGATAAGATTCTCCTTCTTTAAAGTCAAAACCAACCGCATCAAGCAATTGAGTTTCTGAATATGCTCTTCTATAAATTAAACGATCAGTTCTAACTAAACATTCCGTTTTCCTTCTCCGATCTTTTTTCTCGGCTGGCGGGTTGTCTATATCGGATTGCTCGTTTTCATCCGATAAATTAAAGTCAAAATCAAATCCGGCTAAGTCTACATCAAACCCTTTACTTGTTCCCATATTTTTATAAATAAAATAATCCAGCAAGCGAACCTACTGGATTACAAATATAATTATAATTAATCATAAACCTTTACAAATCTTTTTTAATCGCTGCAAATCCTTTAACTTTGGGTTTTCGCTGTTAAATGTTTTGTCGATTAATATTGAATTAGTCGTATACGCAGTAAAGATTTTACCTGTTTTTTGGCTTGTAAAAGTAACGGTATATTGTCCGTAACCTGCTGATTTTTTGCCAAAATCTAAAATACTAATTGTTTCCATTATTGTATATTTAATTGTTATTATTAAAACGATTTAGACGCCCATTTTGATTTCTCCATTTCGATACGAAGATCTTCTTTTTCTTGTACTGTTAACGGTGCATGATGTGCTGTTACCATCATTTTTTCGGCTCTCTTCTCATCTGAACTTCTTGAACAGCTATATTTCTTTGCCTTAGGCATTGAATCGATCTCAACCAATTCAACTTTAGATGCTTCGAACATCTTAGCCTTACCATTCATATCTTCGCATACATAAAATGAACCCTTCGTGCTAATGTATTTGTAAGTCTTGTTGTTGTCGATAATTGCTTTCATGATCTTGTTGTTTTATTGTTATTTCTATAATACAAATATACAGCATAGTTTGCACATACGCAAATTATTGCAAGTTTTTTATTATGTTTTACAACATATAACTGAATTTTTAACACAAAAACGGGCAGGAATTTACCCACCCGTTTGCCTGTACTAATTAAACTAAATTGTTAATATTCTGTTTAAATCACATTCATTTCCAAATACCGCAAAACCAACTCAATTTTTTTAACCGCTAACCCTCTGCGGCCGTTAAGATAATTACTTAATTCGCTTCGTGCAATTGTTAGATCATCAGCTACTTTGCTTCGTCGGATTCCTAACTCTTTGATTTTTTTATTAATTGCTTCTCGTAACATATCGTTTGTTTTAATTGTTAATAATTTCTTCAACTAATTCATTTGCCATTTTCCCTCGCTCAAACAATTGTCCTATAATATCATCATCACGCTGAACGTCAACATAAAGTACAGGGTTTTTGCTCATAAAGTCAAATGCAACAAAATCGCAATATTTAGATTCAGAAGCCATAATATGCCCCATACATTGGCAGTAATAATCTTTATCAACATCGAGCAGATCACGCCCTGTTTTTATTTTATGCTGATACATCGAGTATGTGGCAGGATTATAGGGGCATTTTATTTCAACAGGTATTTTGCCAATAGAAGTACCATCCGGATTAACTGCATCTCTCTTTCCGTCCGGGCTTCCACCCATGTATTCGTTTATTTTAGTAAATTCGGCTTTTTCTACCGATTTGCCCAAAATGCATTCAAAGGCTTCTCTTGCCATATCTTCATAATCATTACCCCACTGCAGCGACTTAGATTTTTTTTCGGTACGGCTTAAGTATAATTCAAATCCGTCACCACTTAAGAACTGCTTCTTCAATTGTCTTTCGGCTGCAACTTCGTAAATATAAGCCATTGCAGTATCCCCAAATCCAACGCCTCCTCTTTTTGTATTTAACAGCTTTCCGAATTTACTTGCCGTAAACATACCAAGGCGTTGGATGTACCATTCATTTGTTCTTTGTTCAATCATTATTAACAGCCTCCCCGTCAATTATTTGTTTCGCTTTTTCTGCTGCACTTTCCGGTACGTTGTCAACATAGTTAACATCGACTTCATCGATATTTAGAACATCTTCAGTTTTAGGCGTAACTGTTCCCTGATCAAATGTAACGGCTCTTTGTAGTTCAATGGATAAATATCCATGTTTCGATAATAATAGTTTTAATACCGTCTTTAAAGCCATTTCATCAAAAGCGTCTTTCCATAACCCGTAGCCTTTACGATATGTTTGACTGTATTTCTGACCATGCTTTTTAACCTCATCAACAGTCATATACAAATATTTTTCAAATCCGTTAACCAGCCGAAAATAACCAACGTACCCAATAACCGTATCGGACTTTTTAGAGTTGAAATCAAATACATATTCGCCTTTAAATGGGTCCTGCTTAATCAGTTGCCCGTCATATACAACAGCATTATTAATCGCCATGTATTGCCCGCTCCGTATTGCCAATTGCAGGAAACCTCTTGTCATAATTTGAAATTGACAAACTTGACCTTTTTGCTTGTCATTATACGGAATAAGCGCACTATATCCTAAATTAGGGTTAATAGGCAAATCTAATGATGCGGCAATTGCTGCCGATGTCATAATACTTGCCGGGTCTGCATTTTTCAGATAATCTGAATTATTTACTACTTGCAAAACCGAACTGATAAACCCGTTCGCTTTGTTTCCTAACATTTCCTCAAACCTTTTTTTTGTTGATTCGGCTGAAAGCATTCCTTTGAGTGACTGAAATTTTGTTAATTCTCCCATGACTTTATTAATTATTGATTTAACATATGCAAATATAGCTATAATTTACAAATAAACAGACTTTATTGTGTTAAAATATTTGTTTTTGCACGCAAGAAAGAACTTTTTCTGTAGCTAATTTGTAAAAGTCTTTCTTTATTTCAAACCCGTATGCTTTTCTGTCGCATTGTACTGCAGCTAATAATGTGGTTCCGCTTCCGGCGCATGGATCTATTACCACATCGCCTTTGTCGGTGAATATTTCTATTAGGTTCTTCAGCACCTTAACAGGCTTTTGTGTAGGGTGCACCTTCGGGGTATCATTATCACGCACCCAGTCAAGGCAATTAAAGATCATCCGCCCGTTGTTGTTAAACTTAGGTAGCTTTTTACGATAGAATAGTAAAGCATACTCGCAATTACCAACTACCCTCATATTCGCTTTTAAAACTTGTGCAGAAAAGTTCTTTCTAAACACAAGGTTTATGTAGTTATTCAACCCGTATTCTTTCGCTTTAGTAATCAACTCAAATTGTTGTTCAAATGCACAGAAAACAATCATACAAGGAGCTTTCCCCGCTTCTTTTGGTTCTTTGACAAGCATTTTAGAACAGAAATGGAGAAACTCCGATATTCGAAAATCTTTGTCTGTATCGAAAAATTCCTTTCCAGCTAATTCACTTGCTCCGTTAGCATTATCGCCATCAATATACCAAGATGGATTAGACCCATAAGCGTTCTTCCCAATGTTATATGGAATATCGGCAATCACCAATTGAGCTTTAGGAATCCCGTAGCTTTTATAGTTTTGAAAATGGTCATTATAGAGATTTACGTCTTTCATTTTCTTCTCATATCATAATTTTCATAAATATATTTAAGCAAATCACCAACACTTATTTTATTGTCTGGATTGTTATCAATAAACACATAGATGTTGAACAAAATATCATACGATGTAAACACCGGATTTGACTTAGCTGCCCGTTTTGATTCGCTTTTTGCAAAATCGATTAGCATTTTATCAACGCCTTTTTGCACTAATTTGTTTTCTAAACTAACACAATCACGGTACTTTTTAAATAGAGATTTTGTTTGATCTAATGGGTACATTTTATTTTGTTTTAATTATTAATATCATAATATTTCTCTCTATCCAATTCATCAACGAGCAACGATTTTTTAACAGTTATTTCCTCGTCAATTAAAGTTAACGCCTCGGATTTCGTGTCAACATTGTAAGCCGATTTAACGCTTTCCTCAGCAGTATTTGCAACCTCTTCACGCTCCAATTGAAGCGTTTCAATATCTTGCTGTAGCTGATCTATTTTATTCATTTCCGATCTGATTTAAAAATAGCAAAACAAAGTAAAACACACATCACAAATATACCCAATAAATGGTAATGTCCAGGCTTTTCAAACCAGCAAATCAGAGAAAACAATCCAAAGCTGCCCAATATTAGCACTTGGATAAACCCAAATAAATTTAACGGTCTCATAAGCCTAAAGTTGTTTTAATTCCGTTAAGCAATGCTCTTCTTTTTTCGATTCCATCGAATTCATAAAAACGATAACATCCAACGCTCTTGCTTTCATCGTTCACAAATTCAAGAATATCTGCAACAAAAAAAGTATCATGCACCGATACACTAAATACGAAATTCTTTTTTTTGCTTTTATTCTTTGCATTTAACTGAATCAATTTGCAAACTTCCTTTAAATTGCTTTGTAACTCTTTGTTTAAAATTTTCATGATTGTAACTTTTTATTGATTTAACATATGCAAATATACGCACTAATTTACATATATGCAAACATTCTTATA